GGTAGCAAACCCTTCACGGAATCTTTCGCCCTTAATAGATCGGCGCAAGTTACCTGTACGGTTCATAGGAGGTTTGCCCGATTCGGCTTTCTCGCCGGGAGAACGCTTGCCTTTAATCTGTTCTTTAGAGAGCTGAATCAACTTGTTCATCATCTCATCGCGCGCCATGCGAGCGCCTTCATCAATCTTAAACATGGCTCTATTGACCCCGCGCATAACATCAGGAATATTGTTCTCGATCATTTTCAATCTCCCTGACTATGCCTAATATTTTGATAATCCAATCAACCATCTCTGCGGGTTGCTCGTCTGCCTCTTGGGGAGTCCAGCCAAATTCCTTGGCGCATAAATAGTAGAAATACTCATCAAGAGGGTAACTGTGTAGCTCGCTTGACGGGTTACCTTGCAATACCCACTTTAGGCGTTCAAGTTTCCTAAAGGGCTATCGGGGTTCTGCTGGTTAGCAGGGGTATCGGTAAAGTCTGCAAAAATAGCCGACTGAGCCTTAGCCGCTTCTGCCGCTAGAGCATCATAGTCAGGCATAGTTAGCTCATCAAGTGAGGCAATATGAATTGACGGAATAATGAGGTCAAATGACCACGATTCAATAAGAACTGCAATCAAGCCATCGGTCATAGACATAGCCTGTAAAAAGCCTTCTTGACCGTTAGCCGCCGCAACAACCTTCTTGCGATCTTTAACGCGTAAGGTCGAAGCATCGCGCAATACTGCGGTGTTGCCTGACGGGAGAGTAATAGTTCTAGACATTGGTTTCCTTCCAACTTGCCTTCACAAAGATAGCCCGACTAGAGGAGGGGAAGGCGGCCTCCCCTAGCGGGATTCTATCGGTTACTGGAATGTTCCGCTTGGGAGAGCGTTCTGCAAAGTGAACTTTACAGGTGAGTATCCAGCAGTTGCGCCAACATCTGTTGTATTTCCAAGACCTTCGATATCTACGGTCACTTCAACATAATCAGTGTTACGCTCAATCGCGCCAGTTACATAAGCACCCTTTGAGAGAGTGAACTGAACCTGAGTCGCAGTTGATCCGCTACCTGTTGAGAAGTTGAAGGTAAGAGCTGGCTGAGTATTAGTAAGGTAACGAGTAAGTTCGGTGTCATCTTGCATAACAAAGGTGATCTTGCCTTTAGCGGTAAGAGAGCCGAGGAATACCTGATATGGATTCTGGGTATTGCCCACACCAAAGATAGCCTCTGCCTTACGAGAAAGATCAAGATTTCCTGTGCGAACATAAGCTACGGTTGAGCCACCGATTGTTACAACACCTGTCCATACCTGAGTAGGGAGAACTGTTGAGAACGATGGCGCAGGGGCGGTAGTCGTAGTTGAAGCCCAACCCATAGTTTTAACGGTGTATTCCAACATTCCGTCAGCGTTGAAAGTCAAATTAAAGTCTGTAATCTGGACACCCGGATATTGACGAGTATTGGCTGAGTAGAAGTCTGTGATGGTCAAAGACTTAGGCTGAGCATCGCCTGAACCTGCTACGGCGTTCTTAAGAGCAATAGCGTGGGTATAAGGAGCTGATGAACCTGTGGTGGTTACATCGCCAAGAATACCTGCGATCCAATAGCCGATTGTGTCTGCAAATACTGGGCCGCCAAAATCAACGGTGGTGTGCTTGCGACCTTGGACATAGGCGTAGTTCTCAACCATTGATCCGCGAAGCCCTGTGTCGTAGAGAGGCGCAATTACATCAACTGGCTTAAATGTAGTCATAGTAACTGGCACAAAGTTTGTAGCCGTTACTGGTGTTCCTTTTGTCGTTTCTAGGGCCACGCCTAAATACGACTTAACGGATGGTTGTGCTAGTGCCATTATTCATCTCCTACTGTTGGCTTGGACTTGGTGGACTTTGATGAAACATTTGCTGCGCTGAAATCATCAGGCGCTTCAAAGGTGTCACCGGGTTGAACTATTACTGAGATACTTGGGAAAACTCGCTCATCTGAGCCGTTGTAAGTAAACTGCATGATTGCTCCTATGCGTTGATAACTTGGGTAACATCAAATCTCACAACTGCCCAAGTTTCGGTAGCAGTACCAGTACCGCTCATTGGTTCGCCGTAAGATGTGTTAATAACTGGTTCTGCCGCTTGCCATACGAGTACGCCTGACTTATCGCCAAATTGGTGATCTGAGCGAAGGCGGTTCTTGAGGTTATCTATGACATTATCAAAGTCAGCCATAGCATCCTCGGCGTTGTTCTCAACCGAATGGTGGAAGAGCTGAATGGCTATTGAGTAATCAACCTTCTTAATACCCGTAGCCACCCCTGCTGAGGTATAGCCGCCCAAGCCGATACGGGTCTCTGTCTCGGACTCAATAAAGACTACTGCGGCGCAACGGCTCTTTTGGGAAGGTAGGGCATTGACCTCAAAGTTAATGCGCTTTGGGAACGAGGTAAAGACCTGATTGATGCCATCTACTTGCGGTGGAGCTATAAAGGTGGCAATAGTATCTCGGGCTTCTTTGCGACCTACTGCCATTATCTAACCCTACGGTAAGGCTGAAGCAAGTCTTTAGCAAGAAATATCTCATCGCTAAGTTTGTCTTTGCCGGGTGTGCTAGGGCCAGCGCTAGTGCTGATGCTCATAGTCATAGAGGAATCGCCACGAACCTTGAGGAAGGCGGTAGTAACGAGGATAGCCGCTTCTTTAATGGCTGGCGGTAGTGCTGAGATAGAGATACCCGTTGCGTGTGAGTATCCAAGAGGATTCACAAGAGGAACGGTATTTGAGCCGAATGTGTAGGTGCTAGCGACCATAACATTCTCGCTATTGTAGCCATCGTAAATCTTCATCATCTGACCCGCGATAATGCCTGTGCCATCGGCTACGGTCAGGGTAGATTGCCCTGCGGTTGCGCTCGTAATGGTTGTATTGGCGTATCCGGCGATATAAGTGTATTTGATATAGGTCTCAACGCGTGGGCTAGTTGGGAAGCCAAACTGAAGCGCGCCTTGGGAAGAATAGGTAAGGGAGAGGTTTGCGTAAGGAACGATAATCTCTGAATCTTCAATCCACGCAATCGAGCAATCCGAGAGAGTCTGCAACTGGGTGGAAGGGTTGCCGTACTGCATAGAGAGTAGGGCGATAATAGGGTTGTAGCGTGGGTGCAAGCGGAATGTACCGTCAGCGCCGATACGGGTTCTCTGTTGCTCTTGCTCGGTTGTAGCGGCTAGAACCTGATTGCAATAGGTATCAATCCAAGAGGAAGCGCGAGCGATGACATTGTTTAGCTCGGCATCCTGAACATCGGGATCTTGCGAGTTGAATACTAGGTTAGAGATATCAATAGCCGTAGGAGCGTTCTTGAACTCATCTAGGGTCAGATAAGGGGTTGAGAACTGATGGGTAGTACCGGTATATGCGTTACTCATTTATTTCCCCACACTTTCCGCATTTCTTGAAGAATGAACCGAAGCCACACGCGTTGCAGGTGTAGCCGACTTGCGAAGCGTTGGTAAGTACGCCAGCAGTACCGGCAACTCCCAAGCCTTCTTTCTTTAACTGACGAGCTAGTTTGGGATCGTTAATATTGAACAATCCATCCTTGCCAGCCTTTAATACTCTTGTGCCTTTAGAAGTTTCTACCGCGAGTTCCTTCATACCTTTTGGTGGGATCATCCGTGACATTTTGCCTCCTTTAGTGAATAGGGCGGCTTTGACACCGCCCTACCCTTAATTAACTTACGCTGAAACGATACCTGAAACTGCACCATTCCAAGCAGGTGCATAACAGAAGAATGTTCCGCGATAGTAGGTGCTGAACTCATAAGCGAACTGAGTTACAGGCCATTGGATACCCATGTAGTCCTGAACATTGACTGCCGCCCAAACATCAGAAACCTCTGTGTCAGGGATTGGAAGTGTGTAAGAAAGGACTGGTGATACACCCTGCTGAAGCCAAGGGTGAACTGTGATATCAACTAGCTTGCCAGTTGTCTCGTTGTGCAAAGCACCGATGACTGCGCCACCAACATAATCGCCTGTATCTGTCTGAGAGAGATTTAGACGGTAGTTAGCAGTTGAGCCATTCTTGATTGCATCTGAGAGCTGACGGCGATCTGCACCGTTGATAAGGATCTCATCTGGATCAGCCTTAACTGCATCGTAGAGTGTGCCGAATACGGTCTGGTATTCAACGCCCGGATTAGATGTAGAGAAAGTTGCATTGATCTCGTTTACTGCGCCTGAGTTTGCACCAAGGACAGTTGGGATGATTCCATCGTAACCTGTTGCGTAAGCAGAGGTATCGGCAGAGATTGTAGAAGCAAGAGTTCCTGTTGTATTGAATACAACATTGTCTCCGAGTGTTGGGCCACCAACGCCGTTGAGGTAACCTGTAAGACCTGTGATAGTACCGACATAGTGAGCGTTAGCCGCACCAGTTGTTGTACCAACATAAATCTTTGTACCGACTGAGCCGATAACATTGGTCACGGCAATCTTAACAACCTGACCTGTGGTGATTGCCTGAGACTGAACTGTTGAAAGAACAGACTCACCAAAAGCACCAGCAGAAGAAGTTGCATAGACATAGTAGGTTGTGCCGTTTGTAAGGGCTACCTGTGAACCTGTTGCCGTAACTGCTGAGACGGTAACTGTTGGAGCGGCAAGCGCGCCTGAGAAACCTGATGCAGTTCCGCGTGAGTAGAGGAACATACGCTCTTCCATCAACATTGTTGCGTAGAGAGTAGATGTGCTTGAGAGCTGACGGAGATCCTGATATCCAAGACCTGAGAAGTTAGCATC